ACAAAAAACAAGCCCCTGACGTGGGCGTTTCCGAAGCGTTCTCGTCGGGGGATCGCCTCGCTGGCTTGCTTGCCCTGCGGGACTTTTTGGCCGGCCTGGTCGACGGTTTCGATGGGGCGCCGAAAGATATCGCCCCGATCACCAAGCAGCTCGCCGACATCATTCGGGAAATCGACGCTGTGGCCCCGGTCCAGAGGAAGGGAACTGCGTTAGATGAACTTGCCGCTCGGCGTTCAGACGCCGCGGGTTCACGTCGCTCCTAAAGGCCGGTTCCGTGGGGACGGTGAAGACGCCGCATTCCTGTCCTCGGCTTACGGTCTGTCCCCGGACCCGTTTCAAATTCTGGTGCTGGAAGATTGGTGCGCCAGGGTGGGCAGGCAGGGCAAGTGGTCGTCGTTGAGTTGCGGTTTGGCCCTTCCCCGCCAGAACGGCAAAAATGCGATCCTTGAGATGCGTGAACTGTTCGGGATGACTCAGTTGGGCGAAAAGTTTTTGCACACCGCCCACGAAGTGAAAACCGCCCGGAAAGCGTTCATCCGTTTGGCGTCGTTCTTCGAGAATCCGCGCAAGTGGCCTGAACTGTCCGCCCTAGTGAAAGACATTCGTCGGACGAACGGCCAGGAGGCCATCGTGTTGACGAACGGCGGTTCGGTGGAGTTCGTGGCCCGGTCGAAGGGTTCGGGCCGCGGTTTCACCGTCGATGTCCTGGTGTGTGATGAGGCCCAGGAAATGTCGGATGACGCTTTGGAAGCGTTGATGCCGACCACGTCGGCGGCGCCGCTGGGGAATCCGCAATGGATTTTCACGGGTACGCCGCCGGGGCCGGCGGCGAATGGGGAAGTGTTTACCCGCATCCGCGAGGATGCCCTGTCGGGGAAATCCTCGAGGTTGGCGTGGCATGAATGGTCGTGTACCAGTTCCGCCGACTTGGATGATCCGGCTTCCGCTTCCTCGGCGAACCCCGCCATCGGGGGCAGGTTGCAGTGGGATGTCATTCAGGGTGAACGCTCACGGTTCTCTGATGAAGGCTTCGCCCGGGAACGTTTGGGCATGTGGGATTCGGCTGGCTCACAACGGGTGATTTCGGCGGATTCGTGGTCGGTGGTGGCGGCGGCGAACCTGGGGGATGCCGGCGGGGAAGTAGCCATCGCGTTCGATGTGTCCCCGGACCGGTCGACAGCGACGATTGCGTCGGCGGCCTGGACCACGGACGGCATCCCGTATGTGGATGTGGTGGAGTCCCGGCGGGGTGAAGCCGATTGGGGTGTTCAACGGTTCGTCGACATGTGTGAACGCCACGACGTTCGGGCCGTGGTGGTGGATGGGGCTTCGTCGGCGTTCTCGTTTGTGGACCCGTTGCGTCAGCGCGGGCTCACGGTGACGGTGACGACGGCACGGCAGATGGCGGCGGCGTTCGGCGGGTTTTACGACTCGGTGATGGACGGTGCGATGCGCCACCTGGATCAGCCGTTGTTGAACTCGGCGTTGGCGTCGGCCCGTAAACGCAAGATCGGCGATTCCGGCTTCGGTTGGTCCCGTAAAGATTCCGCATCCGACATCACCCCGATCATCGCGGCGACGTTGGCGTTGTGGGGTTTGACATCCGGTGAAGTGGCTGAGAAGCCCAAGCTGAGGACAGGTAAAGCGTGTTTCATCTAACGAAGGAGGGCAGCCGTGCTTGATGAGCAGCACCTCCGCGCCCTCATCTCCGACATGTGGTTGTTACGGCAACGCGAAATGGCGATCCTCAACAACATTTACGACTATATGCAGGGCCGCCGCGGCTTCCCGAACACCCCAGATAATTGTGAGCGGGAGATTGAGTCGCTGGCCAAGTTGTCGATGAAGAACGTGTTGCCGCTGGTTCGGGATGCGTTCGTCCAAAACTTGTGTGTGATCGGCTACCGGTCCGCGCTGGCGAAAGAGAACGCCCCGGCGTGGAAGATATGGCAGCAGAACAGGATGGATGCCCGCCAGGTTGAGGTGTATCGGCCGGCAGTGACTTATGGGGCGTCCTATGTGGTGGTGACCCGCGACGAGGATGGGGATGAGCGGGGTGTTCAGTGGCGTCCGCGTTCCCCACGGCAACTGTTGGCGGTGTATGAAGACCCGCAAATGGATGAGTGGCCGCAGTACGCATTCGAGATGTGGGTGGATAACAGTGATGCGAAAGCCCGCCGCAAAGCCCTAGTTTATGACGACGAATACTTGTATCCGCTGGATTTGGGTGAGGTTCCTGCGTCGGCAGTGTCCATTGATCCGAATCACATTGATTTTGCCCGCACGTTGGGGTCGATGTCGCTGGGGGAGCCGATCCGGCATGGGGCGTCGGTGTGCCCGGTGGTCCGGTTTGTGAATGCCCGTGACGCCGACGACACCATCGTGGGCGAGATTGAACCTTTGCTCGTGCTACAGCGCGCACTCAATTCAGTGAATTTCGATTCGATGATCGTGTCGAGGTTTGGTGCGTTCCCGCAGAAGGTGATCACCGGCTGGTCCGGGACTTCCTCCGAGGTGTTGGCGGCGTCGGCACGACGGGTGTGGGCGTTCGAGGATGCTGATGTGAAGGCTGCGTCGTTCCCGGCCGCCGATTTGGGGCAGTATGACGCGAAACTGACCGAAATGTTGGAGTTCATCGCCACGGTGGCCCAGGTGTCGCCCGCGAAACTGAATCCGAAACTGTCCCATGTGTCGGCGGATGCGTTGGCGGCTGCCGAGGCGAATGAGCAGCGCAAAACCGAATCCAAGCGGGACACGTTCGGTGAGTCGTGGGAGCAATGCTTCCGCCTTGCCGCCGAAATCTCCGGGGATGCCTCCACGTCCGGTGACGATTCGGCTGAGGTGATGTGGCGGGACACCGAAGCCAGGAGTTTCGCGGCGGTGGTGGATGGTATCCAAAAGTTGGCGGCATCAGGCATCCCCATCGAGGAGCTGGTGGACATGATCCCTGGTGCTACGCAGCAAAAGATTCAGTGCATCAAGGATTCGTTGCGCCGCAGCCAAGTGAACGGTCTGGTGCAGGCGTTGCAGGCAACGCCCACCAGTTTTGGGACAATGCCGAAGCCGCCCGCCGAGATAGGTAAGCCGGCGCAGGTCGATGCCGTCACCAAGTGAAGTTGACAACTTCCAACGACTGTTAACAACCCTGTCAGCTCAAGCTGTAGCGGCAGTCACCGCACTGTGGGACACACTGTCCACCGTTGATGCGGTAACCCGGTGGAAAGCCCTGCACGATGCTTACCCGGCGGTGGTGGACCCGTTCATCAATGCTTCCGCTGTCCTGACCGCGGAATGGTATTCCAGCATTGATCCGGCTTCCAGTTTCGCGGTCGTCACGCAGCCCCCGCCCCCGACAGCCATTCTGCATTCCAACGTCGGGTGGGCGCTGGCCCTGGCCGACCCGCTCACCAATCTGATTGGCAGCCTGGAACGGCAAGTGTTCAACGCATCCAGGGACACCATCCTGTCGAATGCGGAGAAGGAAGGCACGAAGTGGGCTCGGCACGCCTCGGCGAACGCCTGCTCTTTCTGCCGAATCTTGGCCACCCGCGGTGCCGTCTACGCCTCTGAGGCGGCAGCCCAATCGGTGGTGGGCCGGGGTAAAGATTTGTCGCCGATGGAACGGCGCATGAGGGCCGCCGGCACACCGCTCCCGTTCCGGCCCCGATTCTCGGGCCAGGGCGCCGCCGTCGACCCGGGTGCGGTGTCTTTGGGTGGCAATAAGCGTCGTGGAGGTAAGGGCGGGAAGGGCCGGTTCATTGCCGGTGGCGCCGGCCAGCTCCGCGGCTCCCAAACGTTGGGTGAGCCCTACCACGACAACTGCCATTGCATCGCCGTCCCGGTCCGCAACGGCGCCTATGAGCCGCCCGACTATGTCGCCCAGTGGGATCAGGATTACGGCGATGCCCGCGCCGCTTTGAAGGCATCCGGTGACGTAAAAAACCAGTTCGGGGCGTTGGACACCAACAAAATTGTGAACCAGATGCGGCGAGACCAATACCCGGAAGTCAAAGACCGGTTGAACGCCGAACGCCGCAAGCGTTACGCCGACCAGAAAGAAAAACCATGAACCCCAAGCTCGGCGACGATTAAGGAATTGTGCCGTGCCCCTTGAAGGTTGGCCAGACGTGCGCCAAACACACACAAACTTTCCCCACTTTGGGGTGTAGACGCTTCGCCCAAGCGGTCAATTGGGCTGAACCCTAAAAACCCCGAAAGGGTGATTTCCGCATGAGCGAGATTGAAGAAACCTCTGCCGCTACCAATGAGGACGGC